AACATTAACTAAAGGACTTGGCATTCTTGGCACAGCAGCAATAGCAACAGGTAAAAAAGTAGTAGATACCGCAAAGCGTATAGAGATAGATGACAGTACACTAGGTTCTACGAATATACCTTTAAGGTTAAGACCAGAAGAAAAAAAAGGTTTAGATGTAAGTAAAGATATTACAGAAGTAAATTTAAGAAAACATAATAAAAGATTAGAAGATATGAAAAAAGGTAAGCCTTATCCGGGTGGCCCTTTAAATAAAAGAACTATATTAAAATCAAATAATAAAGATCTTCCAGAAATAGCTATAGGAGAAATAACTTTTGATGATTGGATAAAAAGAGTAAATGCAACAAGTACACAAAAACAAATCATGGAAGATAAAGGCTGGTATGGTCAAGTATTTCCTGAGTTTGAAAAAGCATCTGGTGGCAATAAAAAAGAAATGGGAAAGCTAGCAGAAGCTTGGTTGTCTGCTCAACAAAATGAAACGCCTTCATCTGCTTTAAGCAATGTATTATTTATTTTTGAACAATTTAAAAAAGGTGTACCAAGAAATCAAGTAAAAGGCAAAGGGCTGCCATCAGCAAATAAAATAGCCTCTGATATAATTTATGAAGAAAAAGTAACAGGTGGATTTGGACAAAAAATAGCTGATTTTATTGATAGTGGTTACAAAAAAAATACAAGATCAATAATGGGTAATGATCCTAGTATGCCGCCTTTTGTAATTGACATACATTCTGCAAGAGATTTAGGTTTTACTGATCCAGAATATATAAATCACTTAAAAAGATTAGGCTATAAATTACCAGATAATTTAAAATTAGACACTGGTGGAGGTGGAATAAAAGATACTAAATATGAAAATAGAGCAAAATTTGGCAGAGAACTCACTGATCATTTAAATAGTATTAATTGGCAGGGCAAATCAGATTGGCAACCTATGGAAATACAGGCTATTGGTTGGATGAATATGACAAGGTTGTATAGTGGTTTATCTCAAGGTGGAGATGTTAGAGGAGCATTTGCTAGAAATACAAGAAGGGTATCTATGGAAGTAGATCCGGGTGATGGCTCACCTTGGCAAAAACAATTTGGTAATGATTATAATAATCTTAATGATGCAGATAAAATAAAAATAAATAATATTGTTACTGCAAAAGCTATAGAAAAAGTAAATAAACAAGAAGGTATTACATTAGGTAATGTTGTTCATGGCACAGGAGGTTGGGAACTTTACCAAAACCCTTCTACAGTTTCTCAAGCTTTTGCATCTAAAGAGGCAGCTATTAAAGCTGGTGCAAAATTAGGTTATTTATTAAATCAAACAGAAGTATGGGTAAACTCATCTAAGCAGTTAACTAAAAATGCGAAACATTATGGTATAGATATTGTTGAAAGAGGATCAGCTAATTTAAGAAACTCTGATGAATTGAAAAAATTATTTGAAGCAATAATTGAAAATGAACCTAATGGATTATTTAGAGGTTATCAACCAATTATAGTGGATGGTGAACCGGGTATAAGAATTATCATAGATGATGTAGCAATCAAAAATTCACCTTTAACAAAAAAACAAGCAGAAGAATATATTATAAATTTTGCTAACAATAATGGTGGATTAAATAAGATTTTACAAGACTTGAAATTTAATGTAGAAACTGTTACAAATGAAGTTGAGTTAAATAAACTAAGAAATAATTGGAAGGAACAACCAAATGGGGAAGGTTATAAAAAGTACTATAGCGAGGAGACCAGAGGATCTATTTCAAGTGGAAGCAGGGCCAATATCGATAATGACGGGGTCGAACTTACGAACATCTTCTCCAATGAACTCAGTAAAGTCAAAGGAAAAAAATAGTAAAGATACATTACTTAAAAAGACTAAAGAATAAACTACACACATATCTATTATAAATAACTAAAGGCGGTTTTAAGACCGCTTTTTTTTTGGAAAAATTATGGCTAAAACACAACTATCTATGTTTAATACTGTAGATGAGCAAGCAGCTAATGTGCAAGAACAAGTATTAGATGCTTCTTCCACAAGTGGCGTTACACAACAAGCAGAAGATCCCACACAAGATAATTTGCAAGTAGCAGGAGGTATGGGTAGTGTATTACATGAAATATTAAAAGCTGCAAATGTTATGGGCGGTGTAAAAGAAAGTGTGCAAAATGCTCCTGAAGAAGTTGCCGGTAGAGTGCCAACACCTATTGAATCTAGATTAGCTAAAGGTAAAGATGTTCAGGCTACTAAAGATTTTTACGCTAGAAAATTATTAACACCTGAAAGATATAAAGCATTTAAAGAAAGAGGTTTTACTGCTGGTGATGCTAATGAACAACAAGTGTTAGATAAAGCTAATGAAGCTTTAGAATCAGAGTTAGCAATGGAAGGTGTACCCCTAGCTAAAGATATGCTTCGTATGACAGAAGGTGAAGACGCTATTATTGTTAAAGAAAATAAAAAAACAAAAAAAGGAAAAACAATAATAGGTGATGACTTAGATTTTAATTTTGAAAAAATACAAACTTCTGATGACATAAAAAGAGTTATACAAGCTACCAGTAATATATATAGAAAACAAATTGACTCATCAGTTGGCGGCACAAAAAGTTTAGATGAAACAAAAGAAGAAGCTAGCGAGTTATTAGCAAATGAATTAGGTATTACAAAAAAAGCTTTACAAAAAAATAGAGGTTTATTAGATGCTTCTGAATCTACAGCATTAAGATCTTTATTAGTAAATTCTGCAAAAAAAATAAATGACATATCAAAAAAAATAAATGGGGTAGGCCCTAATGGAGAACCAATAGCAGCAGATAAAAGTACAGCTACAATGTTTGCATTTCGTAGGCAAATGGCATTACACGCAGGTTTGCAATTAGCAGCTAAAAAACAACAAACAGAATTAGCACGAGCATTAAGTTCTTATAGAATAGATGTAGGTGCAGATTTAAACTTTCAAGACAAACTAATGGATGATGTTATTAAATCAAGTGGCGGTTATGAAGAAACAGAAAAGTTAGCAAAGGGTATACAAAAAGCTTTTGAAGATGGAGGCAATGCAGGTTTTAATACTTTTGTAAATAAAGCAACTGCTTATGGTAATGCAGCATATGAAGTTTATATTAATGGTTTATTATCTGGGCCAAAAACATTTTTTAAAAATGCACTAGGTACACCATTATTTATGACTTATCTATTAGCAGAAGATACAGTTGCAGCATTGTATGGTTCTTTAGAAAGAGGAGGTAAAAAACTTTTTAATAAACAACTTACACCTCAAGACGCTGAAGGAATATATTTAAGTCAAATAGCTGCAAGAATGTATGGATACATACACGCATTTAGAGATGCTGCTTCTAATAGTGTTGAAACTTTAAAAACAGAATCTTCTGCTGCATCAGTAGGTAGAGTAGACACTGCTAGATTTAGATCTATAGATGCAGAAACATTAGGTATATCTGGCCCATTTGGATCTGCTGTAGATTTTTTTGGTAGAATAACAAGAATACCGGGTAATGCTTTACAAGCTACAGATGATTTTTGGAAAGGTATAGCTCAAAGAGCAGCGTTATATGAAGCAGCAGTTAATAAAGCAGCAAAGCAAAAGTACTTAGGAAAATCAAATGAAGAAGCAGGGCAAGCTGGTGTAGAGGTTTTATTAGATCCTAATGCTATTGCTAAAGATTTAGATTACGCTGCAAACTATGCAACCTTAACTACTGATACAGGTGCTTTAGGAAAGTTAGCAAGAACGATGCAAAACTTTCCTGAGAAATTTCCAATAGGTAGATTGATTATGCCTTTTGCTACTGTTCCTACAAATGTAATAGCTAGAACATTAGAAAGAAGTATATTAAATGTACCCGGTGCTTTAAAAGTATTTACAGGAACTCCTAAAGAAAGAGCAGCAGCTTTATCTAAAATAACTATTGGTTCATCCATGTTTATGTATGTAACTAATTTAACTACCCAAGGTAGAATTACTGGTGCTATGCCAAAAGATAAAAAAGAAAGAGAGATGCTACCTCCGGGTTGGCAAGCTCATAGTCTTGTATTTAAGGGAGAGAACTTTCCAGAGGATAAACCTTTGTTTGATAAATTTGGAAATCCTAATGGCAATCTTACTTATGTAAGTTATGCAGGATTAGAACCAGTAGGTTTGTTATTTGCATTAGGTGCTAACTTTGTAGAAGGATCAAAAAGAAGCAGAGATTTAAATAAACATAATAATAAAGCAGGCAGATACGTTATGGCTATGTTGGATTATTTAGAAGAGATGCCAATGATTACAGCTTTTGGAACTATATCAAAAGCATTTCAAGAAGATGATGTAAGTATTTTATACAACTCACCATTATCTAATTTTATAGGGCCTATACCAAAACCATTTAGTTCATTAATTAGAAATATAGATAAATTAGAAAACACAGAATATAAAAAGAAATCAGATGAATTTGAAAGATGGACTGAAGAAGATGTTATTGAAGATGCAAAAAAAAATAATAGATACGATCAAGCAGGTGAACCTTTTTATGAAAACATTGGTACTCCTAAAAGTGCTATTAGTTTTAGAGAATCTTATCATAGAATTGTAACAGCTCAAGTTGGAGATATTGATAGAGAAGCACAGCAGTTTGATGTTTTGGGTAAACCTAAAACTAGAGGAGTAAAGTTTTCAACTAATAGGGCTGTAGCTTTATGGAATTTAATTACTCCATTTGTCATTAGTTATGGAGAAAGTTTTTCTGAATTACAACAAGAAATTGTTCGTTTAAGAGTTCCTTTAAGTGTTGAAAGAAACCAATATAAAAATTTAAAACTTTCAAAAATGCAAAGTAGTAAATGGACTGAGTATGCAAAGAATACACAGATATTAAGAATAAAAGGTAGAACAGTTAATTTTATAGAGGCACTAGAAAATTTATATTTTTCTAGATCCTACGACAGAATGAATGACAAAGAAAGAAAAGCAGCATTTAGAAGAATAGAAGGAAAGTTTTATGATGCAGCAGCAACTGAATTTTTAATTAATCAATACCCAGAAATCGAAATTGCCTTAGATGCAAGAAACGAATATTTAGGAGGAAACTAATGACAGTCTCAAGTTCAACCATTAAAAACAGCTACAGCGGAGATGGTAGCACTACCGCATTTGCTTATGCTTTTAAAATATTTGCAGCAGCAGATCTGACTGTAATTATTAGAAG